TGCCCCACATGGACAGACCGGCAGACCGGCGGGCTGGCTGCAAGCACCGCTGTACAGACGCAGCCATGAACTATCTGAAATCCGAAGTCATGGAAATGTGCCACAGCGAGGGGCTTTACCAGATTGACCTCTTGAACGGCAGCAAGGAGAGAGTGACCGACCGGGAATACTGGGCGCAGAAGAAAGGACAAGCCGCACTGGACGAGCGCAACGCCCCCATGATTGCGAACGGTATCGCACCCCGCACGACCAAGTTTGAAACGGACAAGGCGAAACTGCGCCGGACTATCCGGTCGGCACTTTCCCAAGCGACCAGCTTTGAAGATTTTGCTTCTCTGCTTCTTCGTGAGGGCGTGACCGTCAAGGAGAGCCGGGGGCGGCTGTCTTATCTCACGCCGGATAGAACGAAACCCATTACCGCCCGGAAGCTGGGCGACGATTTTGACCGTACCGCCGTACTTGCCATTTTGGAGCAGAACGCTGCCAGAACCGCCGAAAAAGTCGCAGCCATACCGGAATACCCCGCCAGTATCAAAGAGCGGTTACAGAGGACAAAAACAGCGAAAAACGCCCCGAAGAATGACGCTGCCCGTGAGCGGGAAGCTGTACAGCGCATGGTTGACATTGCCGCAAAGAAAGCCGAGGGCAAGGGGCAGGGCTATGAGAAGTGGGCGACAATGCACAACTTAAAGCAAATGGCGGCGACCCTTGCCGCATACCATCAGTACGGCTTTTCTTCCCCGGAAGAACTGGACGAAGCCCTTACCGCCGCCCATGCGGATATGCAGGAAAGCCTTGCCGGATTGAAAGCACTGGAAGCCACCATAGCGGACAAAAAGGAATTGCAGCGCAATCTCCTAAGCTACATTGGCACCAAGCCCGCCCGTGACGGGCTGAAAGCGCAGAAATCGGAGAAAGCGCGCAGAGCCTACCGGGAGCAGCACCAGAGCGACTTTATCCTTGCGGAATCCGCCATCCGCTATTTCAAGGCGCATGGAATCACGAAGCTGCCAGCCAGCAAAGCCCTGCAAAGGGAGATTGAGCAGCTTACCGTCCAGAAGAACGCCGGATATAACGACTACCGGGAAAAGCGTGAGCGTGTCCGCCAGCTTCAGACCGTAAAGGGCAACATCGACCAGATTTTGCGCCGGGAGCCGAGCCAACAGAAGAAGCACGAACAGGAGCGTTAAAGACCGCCCCGAAATGATACCGAAACCATACAAAAACAAGGGTACGGGTTTTCCCCTTACCGCAATACTCCCCGACTTCCAAACGGGGCTTACAGGGCAAAAAAAGCCCGAAAATGACACCGGGAACATACAGAAAATGCCGCCTATCCCGCTACGCCGATAAAAGCGGCAGAAAGGAGCCTACGATTGCCAAGAATGAGCAAGAAGCGGAAAGAGGAATGGTCTTTTTTCCTCAACCACCGCAACCGTATCACATACAACGACCTATGCCGGGGCTGTACCCGTGACTGCAAGCAGAGCTTCCAGGCGATTATCGTACTCTGCCCCCGCTACTACTCCAAACGCTGGAAAAAGGAGGGCGCAGCCAATGGCAGATAACCGCAAATATTACTACCTCAAGCTGAAAGAGAACTTTTTTGACAGCGATTCCATTGTGCTGTTGGAGGATATGAAAGACGGGATTTTGTACTCCAATATCCTGTTGAAGCTGTACTTAAAATCGCTGAAAAACGGCGGGAAGTTGCAGCTTGACGAACATATCCCCTATACGGCGCAGATGATTGCAACGCTCACCCGCCACCAGATAGGGACGGTGGAACGGGCTTTAGAGATTTTCCGGCAGTTGGGACTTGTGGAGCAGCTTGACAGCGGGCTTCTCTACATGACCGATATTGAACTGATGATAGGTCAGTCCTCTACCGAAGCGGAACGGAAACGGGCTGCAAGGCTGGAAAACCGGGCGCTTTTGCCGCCCCGGACAAACGGCGGACATTTGTCCGACATTCGTCCACCAGAGATAGAGATAAAGAAAGAGATAGATATAGAGATAGAAAAAGAGAGAGAGTTAGAAACGGGACACCCCGCCGCCTATGGCAGATACAGCAATGTATTTCTTTCAGACAAAGAGCTTGCGGAGCTGAAAAGGGAACTTCCCGGCAAATGGGAGTATTACATTGACCGCCTGTCCTGCCATATCGCTTCCAGCGGGAAGAAATACAGGAGCCATGCAGCCACGATTTACAAATGGTCGCAGGAGGACGCAGCAAAGGGAGCCTTAAAAAAGGGCATACCCGATTACACTTGCAAGGAGGGCGAGAGCTTATGATGAATGGATTTGACGATATGATTTTGAATATGACCGATACCATGCCGGAGCCGGAGGACTACACCGGGGAGGACGGGCTTTTATACTGCGGGAAGTGCCGCAAGCCGAAAGAAGCCTATTTCCCGAAGGAATCCGTTGCATGGTTAGGGCGTGACCGCCACCCGGCAGAGTGCGACTGCCAGCGGGCAGAGCGGGAAAAGCGGGAAGCCGCCGAGAAGCAGCGCACCCACCTTGAAGCTGTCGAGCATTTGAAGCAGCGGGGCTTTACCAATCCGGCTATGCGGGAATGGACGTTTGATAACGACAACGGGAAATGCCCGCAGATGAAGCACGCCCGTTCTTATGTGGAATGTTGGGAGCAGATGAAAGCGGAAAATATCGGCTTGCTGTTGTGGGGCAAAGTCGGCACAGGCAAGAGTTATTTCGCCGGGTGTATTGCTAATGCGCTCATGGAGCAGGAAGTCGCTGTCTGCATGACAAACTTTGCCCTTATCCTCAATGACCTTGCAGCCAGCTTTGAGGGCAGGAACGAATACATTTCCCGGCTATGCAGCTTCCCGCTGCTCATTCTTGATGATTTTGGAATGGAACGGGGGACGGAATACGGCTTAGAGCAGGTCTACAACGTGATTGACAGCCGTTACCGCAGCAAAAAGCCGCTGATCGTCACGACCAACCTTACGCTGGAGGAATTGCAGAACCCGGAGGACACCGCCCACGCCCGGATTTATGACCGCTTGATTGAAATGTGTTCCCCCGTCCGTTTTACCGGGGAGAATTTCAGAAAAGCCACGGCGCAGGAGAAAATGGAACGCCTGAAAACGCTGATGAACGGAAAGGAGAGCTGCCTATGACCAACACCCCAAAGCATGACCGAACCACCCGCCGCCCGGACTGCGTGACGGAAATCCGCATGGGTAACTCTGTCCTTGTCGTTTCCGGCTATTTCAAGGAGAACACCACTGCCACCGCCGCCGACAAGATGATGAAAGTGCTGGAAGCCGAAGCTGCTACACAAAAATCGGCAATTTGACGGGACGTAAAGAAGCAAAAAGCCCTATACAGACAGCCGCCCCATGTGGTATGATAACCATACGGAATAGTGGGGCTGGCTGTCGGAAATGGAGGACACTATGTTAAGACAGACCACCCGAAACCTGATTACCGCCCTTTATCCGAGATTATCCCATGAGGACGAGCTGCAAGGCGAGAGCAATTCTATTTCAAACCAGAAGCGTATTCTTGAAACCTATGCGAAGCAGAACGGCTTTTCCAACCTGCAATGGTACACAGACGACGGTTATTCTGGGGCGAACTTCCAAAGGCCGGGT